AAGATATACCAGGCAATGATAATCCTTTAAAAGTATTCTGTAGATTACCTACTAGATTATTAGACCCAGGATAGAACCCACTATATTTCTTGTTATGTGCATCAAGTTCTTCAAGATTCATACCGTAGTATTTTTTATACCACTGTTCTTTTAGTATGTTTCTATTTTCATCATCTCTAGGTAAGCCCCACCATGCTTGGTACTCTTGGCTTGCTATTTTCTTTGCTTCACCTTTTAACTTTTTATAAGAAGTAAATGGTTTAACCTCTTCTTCTTCTTGTGTAGGAAGAGGTGCATTATCCATAGTAGCTTGGACTTGCTCTTCTTTAGTTATAGAAGGAAGTTCAGCTATTAGTCCCTGATCTTCCTCTTGATCTTGTTGGTTGTTTAATTCAATTGCCATGATTAATAAGGATTATTAGGAACGAATGTATTTGTATGCGGGTTGTACCAGTAATCTGTAAGCCAAGTATCCTTTAATTGGAGAGCTTTTTCCATATCTGTAAAACGGACATCACCATCAGGTAGTGGAACATAATCTATTCCAGTGGTTAATTTAAAATCTTCTAATCCAGACCATGCCATATTCATCTGATTCTCAGGAGATATATAATCTGGGTTTATTTTCTTACGTCCCCACCAAGTTCTTATATGTTCTTTCATAGGATATAATTGAGTAGCTTTAAATATATCTGCTACACCACCTATTTTAATCATGTCTACATCAGAATATCTTTCTGGATCAGAAAGGAATCCAGGAATAGTATCAAGTTTTAAACGTGCATGATCAGCATCATTACCACTTACATAGGATACCTTCTCTTTTTTTTCTTTTTCTGGAGGGATTTCTATATTTAAAATATCATTCCATACATCAGTTACGCTTTTACCGTATACATTAGCGATATGAGATATGTTTTTATTAAATCTAACAGGTGATCTTCCATCTTTAAGGTCTATGAATACTGTATCTAGTTCATCTTTTGATAATATATAACCATATCCGTCTGCACCTTTAAATGATCCATCTTGTGTTTTAAGATTATTTATAAATTTATCATATGTAAAAGATGAATTTCTAGCTCTATTTGATATGAAGTCTAGCGTCATTGCTGGATCAGTCCCATTTTCATTAACCCAGGTGAGCCATTTAACACCTCCTCCAGTATCTACAGGTTTTGATCTTCTAAATATACCAGTACCTCCATCCGCACCTTCATCTACCATAAGGTCTACTGCTTCTATAGCTTTCTGCCATCTTTCAGTTGGATCTGCTATATAGCCTGTAGCACCAGGAGTACCCGTCTGAGCAAACTTAGTATGTAAAATCTGTATATAAGCATTTATAGCCTGAAATTCTCCTAATGATTTTTTAGAACCAAGCTGCTCCTCCTTTTGAGAATGTTTGATCTTATCAGTTGCGATTTTTTTTGATGATGAATATACATCACCTAGACCTACTATTGATTGTAGATCTGTTATTATCTTATGTTTTGGTGCAAATGTTTCCCTATCAGTATCAGAGAGAACTGAATAGATAGACATAAATCCTTTTACATCACCAACATCTAATGCTGAAATCATTCTCATTTGATTAACAGCAGAAACTTTAGAGCTAGGATCATATGTTATAAAAGGAGTAACAAGATCCTGGAGTTTTTTATTACCAGGGTTACTAAGCATTATCTTCCATAATTCTTTTCTACCTGCCCAGTTATCTGTTGGATCACCTACATTTATATGGTTTGGTATTTCTTCTTTTGATTCAGGATCTATTCTTACACTGTCTGGATTTTCTATCCTAGCTAAAGTTTCTAAATAAATAGCATTTTCTTTAGCTTCATGGGCTCTTGTTGATTCTTTATTATCAAAGTCAACTTTATTATGCCAAAGCTCTTTTAATACTGTTTCGTGGTTTTTTCCATGACGTTGATTCCATGTAGCTTTGCCATCAAAACCAGCATGATTATAAGTATCGTTCATCCAATCTTCGTAAGATGGATAATCCTTAGACCAAAGAGTTAGTTCAGCTGCTTTCAATGCTGCGTTTGCTAAGTTACTATCACGATCAACAAACCTACTAGCAGAAGCACCATATTGTCCTTTAAAAGTACCTGTATCGAAAATCTCTGTTAATGAATTAAAGGCATTTCTTTTTGCTTCTGGTGTAGTTGCAGAGTTAAAAACTTTTAAAGTCTCATTAATATCAGTTTCGGTTTCCTTAATCTCTCTATTATCTCTTAAAGATACTTGTTGTGCTATTGCTTTACTTCGTGCAAACGTAACTGCCTCTTTGTACCCTTTTGTTGCTGGACTTACTCCTGCTCTTTTTAATGCTTCCTTTACTTCATAGTCGTATTTCTCTAATATCTTACTTTCAGTAAGCTCGTCCTTATATTTATCTTTTATACCTTGTTCAAGTTTAGACCAGTTATCTTCAATATCTTTACTTATATTCTTAGCATGAGTAGGAGCTGTACTATGTATAGTTTGAATTAAGCTTTTACTAACCTCTCTATCTTTTACTTTTACTTTATCTTTATTTGCGTTATCACCTATTTCATCGTTAAACTTTTCTGCAGCATCTCTTTGTACATCTAAGTAATTTGAGTCTTCTGCCTTCTCTGTTAAGTTTGCACTAACTTTACGTTCATAAAGATCAGTAGCTGCTTGTGCAAGCTCACCGTATTGTTTAGAATATGTAGTAGAAAAATCTTTCCAAAACTCTGCTTCCTTACCATACTCTTTAGCTTTGCCTTTTATAGCTTCTATCTCTCTTTCGGCTGCTATAGCAATATTCTTTCTTTTTGCGGCATACTCTGCATCTTGAAGAGCTTTAATATCCCGTACATTTTTCTCTTCATTGCTAGCGACATCTCTCATACTTTGTTCGCCTTCAGAATAATATTCTTGAGACTGAGTACGTTGATCTTTAATGATTTGAAGTTGCTTGTTTTGCTGTATCTCAAAGGCTCGTAAGCCTAAATCACCAAATTCTTCTCTTTTAAAGCGTCCGCCCTTAGCGTGACCTTTGAATCTTTTTGCCATAATTTTAAGAATTTATTAATCGAACAAACTTAAACCAGCACCTGCTGCACTAGCTATACCTGGAATAACAGCACCCCATGCCATGTTAGCAGCTGCAGAAGGAGAAGCGTATGCTCCAGCTTGTGGTGCAGGTCCGAAATCATACTCACCTATATCACGTGGGTATAAAAAATTTGAAACAGGAGTAGGTAATGGTTGTATTGGATCAGGGAGTTTTCCAGGATCTAACATTTTTGCACCATAAGCAGCTAAATCTGCTGATGATCTATCTTGTTCTATTTCTTTTAGTACTGATTTAGTTGCTCCAGTAGCACTAGCTAAAGATTTATTAAATAATTTTACCTGCCTACCATAGTCTGCAAGTGTAGATGTAAAACCTTTATCAGCTGATCTACCAGATGATCCTATAGAAGCCATCTTACCTTTTGCTTGTAGCATTTGGATATAAGCTTCTTCACTATCAAATTTAGTTTCAGCTTCTATTTCTTCTAATTTTTTTAACTCTGAATCTCTAGCAGTTTTAGCATTTAAATCATTAAAGCCTATTTGCTTGGTATATATGTCATTTGATTTAGCGAATTGTGCATCTAAAGAATCTTGTTCTTTATTGCGAATCATTAAATCATAGTTATATTTTGCAGCATTACCTGCATCTTTCCATGAAGCAAGCTTAAGTTCATTAGCAGCTTGTGTTTCTACAACTTTAGTTGCATGGTCTCTATCAGCTACGATCTTCTCTTTGGTCATATTCCAAAGATCTGTATCATATTCTAGCTGTCTATTAGTTGCCTCATTCTGTGATTGAGCTTGCTGTCTTGCAGCATTAGAAGCTTTATTACCACCTATAATAGAACCTACAAAATTTACAGCAGCACCTACAGCTTGCCAAATTATTTGCGACTCACGACCAGATGTAGCTATTTGCTGCTGTACTATAACTTTGCCTGGGTTTTTATGCATAGATAACTCAGCGTCATTCATTGGAACGCCAAAATCATTCATCATCATAATTATATCCTCTTATAAAATCTTGGTGAATAGTTTCCTTCCCACATCATAGAGTTTAAGGATACAGGGAATGGTGAATCGTTAAATAATCTCACTTGAAAGTTTTCTGTTTTCTGATGTATTGGTAAAACAAATACTGATTGCTCTGATAAAGCAACATCATTAGCTAAATAAGTATCTGCTATTTGAGTTGGTGTTAAATTATACCACTCATCTAAATAAATAACTATATCATCTGCACTATATATTATAACTCTAGCGCCTGTTGTAACTGCAGAAGGAGCGCCTGTACCATCAATGAAGATAACATTTTTACCAGTTATTCTATAGTTTGTTCCTTCTGTTTGTGTAGTATATAAGTTAGTACCATTACCTGTTTCACGTAATACCTTTATTTTAGTAACATCTGTTCTGTCAAATGTCCAAGTAAAGGTAGTGTCACCAGCACCAGCTGTAAGTGTTTGAGAGGGAATAGAGTTAAGTCTAATAGTTGTATCATTAACAAAAGTAAATGCAGTTGACTCAATATTATTTATTCTTAATTTTACTTGATCTCTATCTATATAACTTAAGTCATCATTAATGAATGGAAAATCAGTTGTTGTGTAATCACCTGTATAAGTCTTCTTTCCTTGTCTTACTCCAGTAGATTTAAGTTTAAAGCCCATTACACCTGAAAGACCAACAGCAAACTTCATCCTTGCTACAGTTAAAGCAGCACTATAATCAGATTGAGTTTGAGCATCATCCATTCTAAAATATGTCTTAGGTAAGATAATATCAAAATCATATTTCCATCCTACAATAACATCATCCTCAACACTTGTTAAATCTTTACCTACAACTTTAAAGTAAGGATCACCGTCGTTAGTTACTACGGTAGGTGTAGTAGTAAAACCAGACTCAATGAACTGACCTGTAGCTGTGGTACCTTTAATAACTATAACAGGAGTTAAGGTAGATATATTATCCCAAGGTATAAAACATTTAGAGAAGTCATTAGTAGCATCATAATCTACTTTATTATTAGCTGCTACGTTACTAGCAGAAGCATAGAGATCCATACATGGATTAATTCTTTGCCCTTGATTACTAACAATAATAGCATCTTCTGGACTCTGGCTTAGACTTGCTTTACTTAATGTAAATTGAGTACCTTGTTTAGTAACTGAAATAAAATCATCTGAATCGACAAATATTGACTGAACATTTCCTGGTAGTTGCCAGTTAAACCACGCTTGTACTAGGTTCTGTTCTCCGTCACTATATGTACGGTAGAAGTAAACCTTATTAGAAGATTGACTAGACAATGCGAGGAATTGATTCTGAGGGCTCGCTATGAACGTATCAATAGTCGAGGGAACCCACTCATTTACAACTCTTCCAACATCTAGTACTTGAGGGTTTTCGTCTTGACCACGTGTGGCCATCCCAAATATACGAGTGTAGCTTGGTGTTTTACTTAAGAAATTTATATGTGTACCTATATCAACAGGATCAATTTCTGTATCTACTTCATAGTTAGAGATAGCTCTGATCGTAGTCTTTGCTGGTGTCAACACTCCATCATCAGATGACATAAGGAATTGCTGATTCTTACTGAAGAGTACTAAACCCTGTGTAGTAGGAATCACCGCATGTAAAGCTGCAGGTCGGATTGTTGAACAACTAAGATCTATTGGATCTCCATCTGTAACTGTTAAAGCAGATTCAAAATAGAAATTAAATCTTTTTCCAGCTCTTCCCATGGATACATTATCTTCTGATAAGAATCCTAATCTATTATTAGAGAAAAAGCTTTGTTGTATTTTATTACCTAGGAAACTTGGGTGCTCATTGGTTACATCATCTCCTACTAGACGGTCAGTCCAAGTAACTTGTTTGAATGTAAACGCATTAGCACCAGTATTCACTAATTGGTGAGGCATTGTAGAGGCAGTTAAACCTGGAGACTTACTAGGATCTATTGTTTCACCCCAGTAACCAGGACCAGACGTACCATTATCTGCTATAAATTTTTTGAAATATGTATCTTCAGCTGATGGTGAATTAATAATCTTAACTATATGTCCATTAAAAGATTCTAATGGTAGTTCAGATATATCATCTACTTGATCTTGGAAGACTCTAATAGAGGTACTTTCTGCACCACCAGTTGCACTTATAGTTAATGCTGAAGCCTTAGATACCTGTAGTGTAGATTTATATTTTGTTGTAGTTATACCTGATATACTAGCAGCATCTATAGAAGCTTTAATTTTTGTTAAAGCATCTGCATAGGTATCATCACTATCTGTAGTTGTAGTAGTTGTGGTACCGTCAATGATAACAGTATAAGTATTACTAAACGATGAACCACTTAACACAAGTGTAGCTTGTTTATTAGCTACAAATGCAGGGTCAGCTTGTTTAGTTATTGTTATTAAGTTGTTTGTTATTATAGTTGTATCTTGTAAATTAAGCACATGGTAATTTGTACGATCACCTGTTAAGTAATCATAGTCTGTACTGTTTTCAGTTACAGTACATGCTACACCTGTAGTAGCATTCCATATAGCTATAGTCCCATGTGGACCACCACTTGGTTTAGGTGTGATACATCCTATATATTTATTTGTAGCATCTCTGGCAATATAAAACCATTTACAGGAATCATATGTTGTACCAGAACCTAAGTTAGAAATCCATTTGAAGCCTGGTCTTTTAGTTAAACCAAACGTTGGGTCAGGATAACCATTAAGACACTCTCTGACTTGACCTGGAAGCTTCTTATCATCAGATTGTCTTGATACTCCACCTAAATAATTGTCAATTCTTTGAGTTACGGCAGGCATTATCTTTGAAGTGCTTGGAAAGGTTGATAGCTTTGATAGTAATTTTGCTGTCCTTGTGGGTGTCCAAAGAAAGTAAACTGTCCTTGTGAAGTTTCATACTCTAAAGCAGTTGCACGAGCATAACCTTCTTGTTGTTGTAGCATTTGATATTGATCTCCACTCCCTATTATTCTTTGAGATACAAGGGATGCAGCTCTAGCTACTATGAAGTTCTGTATAGGTTCTGGTAAATCTACCCAGTCAAATTCCCATACAATATCACACTCTACAGTGTCTCCTGATATATCAGATAAGTCATAAGTATGATGTTGTCTATCATATAACTTACCACTTCGTCTTACGCAATCAAATTCTCCATTAGCATTGTTTTCACTAAGTTTAATTTGAAGCATATTAGCTGGTATCACTATTTCATTATCAGAATTTCTAGCTATTTTATAGTGATACTCTTTATTGAATGTCCAGCCTTCTGCCTGAATTTCTTTAGACACCTGTAATAACGTATCGTATGCAATCGCAACGTCAGGGTTGGTTGTGTCCAACGTGGTTACAGGAGCCTGACCACATGATGACAGTATCTGGTTTATGGCTGGCAATTCGGCAGTGGCATTTGTGGTTGGAAAAGGCATAATATTTATTTAAAAAAAAAGGGGGAGCATAAGGACTCCCCACATAGTATAATTAGAAAGCAGCGTTTCCTGAAGATCCTGCTGCAGCACCTGCAACAAGTTCTACACAAGCGGCTGGATTCAGATAGTCAGCTCCCATAGCCAAACGTCCGAGAATGACATCTCCCTGGTAAACCACGGATACATCCCCAGAAGTTACTTGTACTTGAGGTCCGATTGATTCTACTACACCTGCGCCTTCCTTCTGGAAGATAAGTCCGCAAGAGTTAGCGAATTCAGTCTCTTCACCGTACTCGTTATTGATTCCGGTTACATCGTTAGCAGCGTCTTCTACAGCTTCACCAACGAAAGATCCTACGTTACCTGGTGATGTTACACCTGGGTTAGTAGCAGAAGCAGAACCATACTTAGTACCATAAGAACCAAAGAATGGTATGTTCATTGACTTATAGATCTTGATACCAGCGATCTCAACAATTCCATTACCCTTTTGACGGGATGTTCCTTGCTCGTCTCTGTTAACAAGTCCGTTGTCTCCAACTTGTTGGATCAATTCGTAGTACTGGCGAGGGTTTAGTACACCTACTCGTCCTTCAGTACTTACACCTTTTTCGTCTAATGCAGCTGCAGCATCATAGAATGCATTCACAAGTGAAGCAGCAACATAGGCGTCAGATCCTTGGTTATTTGCACCAACACGGATTTGTGTTCCGCCTGGTTCTACGAAGTTAGCCTTCGTAATTGGACTTGCAGCCCTAGCACCACGAGCGATAGCTCTGAAGATAAGACGGTCATACTTTTGAGCAAGTGCGTAACCAATCTTCTTAGAGATTTCACCACGTAATTCATAGTGTGCAAGTGTCTCATCTAATTCATAAACGAACGCGGATGAGATGAGAAGATCATCTACAGTGATAGTCTTCTCTGCTACTGGAGGCGCACCGTCAGTGTTACCTAGTATAGCGTTTCCTGGTGTATGATATTCTGCCTTTGTGTGACCTGTATAAATGAACTGTAAAGACTTACCGTTCTTTAAGGTACGCTTCATGACAAGGTCTCTAGCAATTGCATTATGCTGGAAGCCTTTGAACATCTCACCACTAAACAGCTTTAGGTATAAAGCACGTGCGTCACCTGTAGCATTCGATTGACCCGGCCTCGTGAGTGAGGTGGTCAGGTCGGTACTCTGATGAGCCATTGTTTAATGTAAAAATAAAAGTTTATATAATTTCTTCAGCTGAAAATTTTTGCGCTATATTTAATTGTAGTTGTGGTCTTTCCCACCGTCTAGACGGCTAAGGGTATCCGACGTATCGGGCCAAAGCCAAAGCGAGATATCGGAATCGAACCGATGACAATAGTTTGGAAGACTATAGTTTTACCGCTAAACTAATCTCGCTTGCACAATGCGGGTGAGCTTTATGGTGATAGTAAGTGTGCATAGTTTCTATCATAGCTATAAAGATTAGGAGCCCGAAGACTCCTAACCATAATTCGTTAATCCCCTGTAAGAGCTTCTTCAAGAGATTCATATTCTTCATCAACCCCAGGCGGTTGTTTTTCACAAGGCAGTGTATCTACAGGATCCTTTATTTCAGGACCAGGAGTTAACCTAGTAATACTTGCTCGCATTTTAGAAGATTGATGTGCCATAATTAGAATTTAAATTTAGCACCTATCTTAGTGCCGTAAGCTGTATCAGCAACTTCATCAGTTAAGAATGATACTTCGCCATATACATCAAGCTTATCAGTAGCAGCTACGGAAGCTCCGAGCTTACCAGAAAAGTCTGTGTTACCATCAGCTCCATCAGGAGAAGTAAATGCTGGACCACCTTGAATATAGTATCCTAGGTCTCCTACATTACCTTCATATCCTATATGAAGATCGGTTGTACGGGAAGTAAAATCATTGCCTGTATAAGATGCGTTTGACTCGGCATTTATATAGATGCCTGCCATTGCAGGAGCTGAAGCGAGAGATGCCGCTATGGCTAGTGCAATTTTTTTCATGTTAAATTAAGTTACTTTGTTTTTGTGTACTCAATACCACGATACCTTAGTTTTACAGTCATTGTAATACTCCAGTACCACAACCCCGTTCCATGC